CCCAAGATTTAACTGGCAGAAAGAAACTGTTCAGATGCTGGGTCGTTGGCAACCGTGGCATGCCGGACATCGCGCATTGTTCGATCGTGCTATTGCAAAAACTGGACAAGTTGTTATTCAAATTCGCGACTGTCAAGGATGGAATAACAGCAATCCATTTGCAGTTGATCAAGTTAAGAATCTAATTCGCAGAGATTTAGATCCGCTGTATCAAGGTCAATACGAAATTCAAGTAGTGCCTAACATTGTGAATATTACATATGGCAGAGATGTTGGCTATACAATTGAAAAAGAAGTATTTGACGAAGCAATACATTCTATCAGCGCTACCAAGATTCGCAAGGAACTGGGAATTGAGTGAGTCTAATGCCAGGAGTATAGTTAAAACTGTATCCTGGCGTATTACTGGGTCAGGTGCTACTTTTTTGATTTCTTATTTGATATCGAATAACTTATCAATGGCTGGAACAATTGCAGTTATACAATTGACCGCTAATACACTGCTCTATTATTTACATGAGCGGGTATGGAATAAAACTAAATGGGGTAAGTTAGATTAATTCTAACAAAATTTCTAATTTAGTCTTGATAATTCTATTTGTAAGACTGGTTCGCACACCTCTGTGCAAAGGCTTAGGCCAAGCTCCTAATTCGCACCAAGAATAACCACTATGCTCATTGTTGAGTGTGGGTATAAATTCGCGATCAACTAATAACACATATGTGTTATATTGAAATAATTGATCGTTGCTTGTGAATAATTCAAGTGGAATAACTTTTTTAATTGTGGGAGTTTTTCCAACTTCTTCTGAAACTTCTCTCATTAGTGTGTCGTAAGGTGTTAAGTCGTGTGGCTCTTTTTTACCACCAACTAAGCCCCAATTTCCGGCAGTTTTTGCCTGTGTTCTACACAACAACAAAAATCTACCGGTATCTCGAGCTAAAAATAATCCTCCCGAACACACTATTTCTTTCATATCATTAAACGCCACTTTTCATTAGTGTATACACCTTCAAACGATTTGGTCCACTGTGTTCCATCCCATTTGTATTGTATACCTGTATAAGCATTAGTTATGTAAGTCGTTTCTGTAACATTAGCGGAATCGAATATTACCCACCAGCGCACTCCGTCCCATTGAATGATATCATTGGCGTGCGCCATTGTTTCGCCTTCTCGACCTTTCCATCCATCTGGGCCATCAATTGCTTGTTGATTAATAATCACATCTTCTAGTATTAAATATCGCCTATCAACGTTTTGTCCTTCGACTGATTGAGGATTAAATGTTAACGGATTAATAATTGCATCAATTGTTCCCCTAGTAAAGGCATTATAATAGTCTGGAATTAATGTATTAGCAGGCACAGTATCTTGGTCAAATGTTAAATTCATCAGTGTTTCGTCTAATGGATTTAAACTAATATAAGATACGATTTCTCGCCCATCTGGTTTTTGTAATCTTATCTGACTTAATCCTGATGTAAACTTTCCAGGATACTGATCTAACAAGTTTAACCATGATGGTTTATTAGCAACACTATCAGTATTAACCCAACCTTCACTGACATTTTCAGCTCCTCCTGGAACTAACACTGCGGTATTGTTCATTACTAGTAAGTCGTAATCTCCGGGTGTTACTACTATTCTAGCATCGGGCTTAAACCCGCCAAATATATCAGCACCATTTGCAATATCAGATTCCGAATCTTTACTAAATCCCGGCGCCTCGGCAAATACATTTGTAATAATCTTAGTAATAATACCTAACTTTTTAACTTTTGCAGGCGGCGTAATCCAAGCAGGTGCAGTAAATTGCAGTGTGGCGATGCTGATATCGTTGCCCAATCCTTGAGGAACAGCACGAGATTCAAAAACACTACCATCAGTTAACTCTAATACACTTAAACTTGTCCAGTCGAGATAATTGTCAGTCATCTGCAATTCCAAGCTGGGATTAAACAGCATGGTAATTTGTTCCCATAATTGAAACTTTTGGTCAGTGTTTGTAGTCCATATATCTGCATTAAATGTAAACATATAAGGAGTAGGCATTAATCTTTCGACAGTGTAGTTTGACCCTTGTGTATTCAAATACATGTTGCCTTGTTCGTCGTATGCACGCTCACGTATGTGTATTTTATTAACATATGTAGGATCTTGCAATCGACTGCGATCAAATTTTAGATCTTTAATATAGCAGGCAATAAACGGTGCACTCTGTAAAATATTTTCAGAGTTTTTATTTAAGATAGAACCTACTTGCCTGGTCATATCGCCATATCTAACGGGCACTTGCACTAACTGCCCTTTTGAATCTTGGTAACAAAAATTACTCATAGCACGCATAAACTGCGTTAAGTAACGTTTGATCTGCCCATCATAGAAGAATTCCATATTAATTATCAGCCTTTGGTCGTAATGCCTTGCTTAATGCTTGGCGTTCTGGAACAACTTTTCCTGCAATTGTTGCAGTAGTATTGTTATTGATAAATCCAGTTTTTTGTGTTTGTCTTGTTTGATCTCGATTTGCTGGATATCCATCTTTAGGTTTATTGGTCATTGTCATACGAACATTGTCTTCGAACTTTGTCCAATGTTTTCCATTCCATCGAAACAGTCTATTAGGGAAGTAATCTGTTCGTAAGTGAAACTGGCCAATAGCACCCGGAGTTGGAAACTCGATGCCTTGTGTAAATGCAGCTCCGTTTGGAGGAACACCATCTCCTGTTAGATATCCAATATAAAAATCTCTATTGGGGCTATTTAAAATCATACTGGCATCGAGTGCAGCAGTTTCGCTGTCTACAGTATTAATGTTATCGCTTGCGTCTGCTGTGTCAACAATCCCAGATTCTCGAGTAGGAATAACATAGAAACTACGAGTATCGTAACCACTTTTTGGCGCATCTGCTTCAGCCTGTGCAATGATAGCTTCGTTAATTTCGATATTTTTGTTATATGTACTAATGATATCTCTAAGGGTTTTATCACCATCACCGGATGCTGCATCGAGAATTTCTTTGTATTCTTGACTATCAACTAGTGGTTGGCACTTTGCACGTAACAAATGTGGATACCAAGTAACGCTATAACCGGTACTAGGTCTAGTTACTTCGGAAATAACATAGAACCTTTTTAGTGCAACCATTGAATCATCTAATGCATACTCGTCTTTTTGATGCGGTAGTTCTATTACATCGCCTGGCACTAACTTTCTACCTAATGCTTCTACAGTGCCACGCAAATGAAAATGTATCATAATCTCGTCATTGTTTAGAAATAATCCAAACTGTGCTAGATTGAAAACGCTATCCATCATTGTATATGCACCACGCAATCTGTAGATATCTTGATCATAATGCCTATCACGGTTTTCCATTAAAATCAAATCTTGTATTCCTAATTCTGGAATAGGATTTGTATTAACGGGAGTTCCGGGAGTAGCATCAGCAGCATCAGGATCTACCGGTCCTAGGTATTTGTGAACCATACAGTCAGTTCCTCCAACCTGAAACTGTTCGTTGATTGCACGATCAATGAACTTAAAATCGTTGCCCTTTTCGGGGCGGTATAAACTTAGTCTTGGCATAGTCTACTATTTATGGCTAAATATCAGTATGAATGAACTAGAAAACGAACGCCAAAAAGTTATTGATTATATCGGTGCCATGTTAGGTTCCGGCATGATTGACGTGGAACTCGATCCAATCCACTACAACACTGCTATTGATAAAGCACTTGCTCGATATCGACAACGTAGCCAAAATTCTACAGAAGAAAGTTTCGGATTTATGACACTGCAAGTTGATCAAAACGACTACATTCTTCCTAAAGAAGTTATGGGAGTTCGTCAGATTTTTAGACGCAGCATTGGTAGTAGATCAGGTGGCGGCGACGGTGGATCATTGTTTGAACCGTTCAACTTAGCATACACTAACACTTATTTGTTATCTAGCAGCAACATGGGCGGCCTAGCAACTTACATGGCATTTGCCAGTTATCAAAACTTAGTGGGTAAAATGTTCGGTAGTTTTATCAACTTTGATTTTAACCCAACTAGTAAGAAACTACGTATTAGCCAACGTCCTCGAACAGAAGAAAGTGTTGTATTATGGATGTATAATTATCGTCCAGATTTTAGCTTATTTCAAGATACATACGGCGGCATTTGGATCAAAGATTATGCATTGGCACAATGTAAGATTATGGTAGGAGAAGCTCGTGAAAAGTTTGGCAATATAGTCGGACCTCAAGGACAGACTACTATGAACGGCACTGCAATGAAAGCAGAGGGTGTTGCAATGATTGAAAAACTTGATTTAGAACTGTCTACAAATTACGATAATCAGCAACCGATGACATTTGTTATTGGCTAAAATAATATTGACATTGTAATGTAAATGTAATAAATTATAGTATTGGAGAAATACTATGATTGTAGGGTTTGTAGGTTTAATCGGCGCCGGAAAAGATACTGCTGCTGATTATTTGGTTAACTTTCACGGCTTCCGGAGAGATTCATTTGCCAACACATTAAAAGACGCGGTTTCAGCTGTATTTGGTTGGGACCGCGTTCTGCTGGAGGGTCGCACAAAAGAAGCACGAGAGTGGAGAGAACAAGTTGATCCGTGGTGGGCAGAACGATTGAATATGCCTAAACTAACACCACGTCTAATGTTACAGCTATGGGGCACAGAAGTATGTCGTGTGGGGTTTCATGACGATATTTGGATCGCAAGTTTAGAAAATAAAATGCGCAAAACTAAGGATAATATTGTTATTAGCGATGTGCGTTTTCCAAACGAAATTCGAGCTATTCATAATGCAGGCGGAATAGTTGTTAGAGTTAAACGAGGCGATGAGCCAGAATGGTTCGAAGCAGCTATTAGCAATAACAAAGGTCCTGTTTCAAATCCCACTTGGAGTTTGAGTAAATCTAAATTAGAACATTTAAAGATTCACGCAAGCGAAACTAGTTGGGTTGGCGGAGACATTGATCACGTTATTTCTAATGACGGTACTATCGACGAACTATTTGATCAAATTAAAAATCTGGTGATAAATCACCCTGGCGCCACGGTAGATGTAGCGTATGAAGTAGCCGTTGGCAATTGGCACAAACTGTCTTGAGATTATTGTAACGGCAGTTATTTAAATTGCCATCGATGTGATAGACATTAAACTGTTGTGGATATTTGCTTGAATATCCACAACGATCACATTTATCTTTCTTTTTATATCCCGCGCCTGCCCAACGCGGGATTCCCTCTTTGGCAGTGCGTGAACAATGATCGCACTGTGATCTATAGTGAGGTTTGCCTTCTTTATAGTAGTTTATTGCCACGGGTCTTGATCCGCAAGTCTTACAAAGTTTTCTCATACTGTATTTACGCCCTTTTAAGCGCCCTTTGTTTGGTTGTTAACTTGGTAAAAAAACGCTATTACCACTAAATAAAAACAAGTAATCCATTGAGGAGATTGATAAATGGCAACAC